CGAGCCATTTTTTCTGCATGCATCAATTGTGCATCAGACATGGCCATTTTAGTTTTCTGACGGTTAGAATATATCTTTGCGCCAGCTTGCATAGCAATCTTTGCTAAACTGAACCAAGCCATATTAGTACCAGGTTGCTTTAACTGGTTTTTTGTCAGGTCTCATACGTCTTGTACCTTTAACATCAACCACTTGTGATTTATCTGGGTCAGTAGCTTGAATTTCAACGCCACCAGTTTGGTATCCGTCTTTACCAACACCTAATTCTTTTTCAATTTTAGGTGCTTTAACGTAACCTTGACCTCTTAAATAATCTTTAGTCATATTGTTCTCCTTATTAGTTGATTATAACTATTTTTTCTTAAAGTTTCTACCAAAATCGTGAATTTTACTTGCATTAGACATTTGCTGCTTAGCTAATGACACTCCTGCTCGTAATCCAGCTAATTCCTCGTTTTGTTCTAGCTTGGCTTCTTGATTTTCTTGGTTCATCATCGCTCTCATCTTATCAAGATTCAATCTTTCTTGACCTTCGTCTTCTTTTCTTGCGTTATCTCTCGCTCTTAAGTCAATTTCTCTAGCTTTTAACTTAACAAGAGGGTCTCCACCAAATTCACCACTAATTTTTTCTTCTTCAGCAACATAATCTTTAGTCATTTCAGCAATTAATATGGCTTTTCTTGACTCAAGTGCGTTTGTAATTTGTTGAACACGTTTTTGTTGCTGCATAACTTGTGGATTTGCCATCATACCAGCTGCCATCGCAGGATTCATAGCTCCCATTTGTTGTAACTGTTGAGTAATTTGTTGAACTTCTTGTAATTCTTGTACAAATTCTAATTGAACTTGTTCTTGTGCCATCAAACTTATGTGTTCTAAAATATTTTTTTGTAAAATTGCTAAAACCGGTGGATTATTTTGCACCATGTTTAGTCCCATGAAATGTAAGTGTGCATCAATGTGGGCTTTGTGGTCTTGACCTGGAAAAGCTTGTATTGGTTTACCTGACATTGCCATAATATGCTCTAATGCTGGATCCATTGGCATTGGTTTTTGTGGTGGTGGTAAAATTGCATTTACATTTTTTACGCCCAGCGCGTCATACATAGATCTATATGCTTGATATAGATTATGTATCTGAGGATTTGATTGCGCCAGTTGTAATTGAGATTGAGCTAAAGATATTCTTTGCGTCTGTGAGAAGATGTTTGGATCTGCTACAGGTAAGATATCCACTCTATCATCAAAATCTTGAACTTTAATTTCTCTAGATGCTCCTGGTACATCATATGGATATACAGGCGGTAAGTAAGTTTTGAAAACGTTTGATAATAATTTAAATTCTTCTTTGAGGCCAACGTATAATCTTTTGTGGATCGCTGACATAACTCTTGAACCTCTTTCAAGTAACGCTACTGTTGTTCCAACTGCAGCTGCTTGATTCATATCTCCAACTTGTGAGTCTGCAATACTTGCAAATCTTTGACCTGCTTGAACTACGATACCCATTAATTGTAATAAAGTTGCATCAGGACCTTTAAAAGGTAAAGGCATAAACTGATCTCTAATATTTCCACCAGGTGCATCTACATCTCTAAACTCACCAGGTTGTAAGGGTTGTGCATCATCTCTAACTCTTATACCTCTAGATTTAAATCCAGCAGGTAAGTTTGCTAAAGTTCCTGCATCTAATAATTGTCTTAATGCAGAAGTTGCAGTTCTAGTCAAACCACCAATCATGTGAATTAAACCAAAGCCATAAAAACCTGTACCAGGTAAAAATTTGAATTGTACAAAGTAACTTATTTTTTTCTTTAATGGATCTGTAGGTTGATAGTTTCTTCTGATGGATAAAATTTTATTATTAGATTGTGCGATTGTTACAATATAAGGTAATTTAATTCCTGTTGGTTCACCATCTTCGCCCATATCTTCATAACCATCTAAATCTAAATTAGTATGCATTTCATAAAGTGTATATTGATCTTCTTGACCATCTTTTGAAATACCTTCTAATTCTAATTTTTTATCTTCTAATTGATTTTCTGTAACAGGTGGTTTTCCTAAATCTATGTCTCTATAAAAACCAGATACTTGTTGTTTTCTTAAATCGTTTTCAGAAATTTTTACAACATGAATAATTGCTTCTGCATCTTCTAAACTGTTTGCAGAATATGGAACAATCAAATCATCTGCAGGAACAAATTTAGAAACGGCTCTACCTAAAAGATCGTCATAATAAACTTTCTTAAATGTAGAGCCGGACAGGGGAAGATAAAATAACATTTGATCAAACTCTGGTTCATACTCTTTCATCTGATCCATAATTTGATAATTCATAAAATCTTTTACACGTTTAGCTTGTTCTTCTTTGGGTACAGTTACGTCACCTAAAATTTGTGTTCTAACTGGACCATCGCTTGGTAATAATTCTTTATATGCTTGTGCTTGAAATTGTGTAACCGCTTCAGCAAGTACAGGGTGATTAACACCTGATGCACCTCTGAAAGGTTCTGTTCGTCTTTCGTATTTGAAACCTAATAATTCTAAACCTTCTCTATAAGACTGTTCCCAGTCTCCTCTTGATTCTTTGTATTCTGTGTATTGATCAGAAAGTTTTGATCCTAATTCATCTAAAGCACCATCACCTAAAAATTCTGCTAGATTTTCAAAATGATCTTGACCACCTTCTGGTGAGGCAACTGCTGGATCAAAAGAAACTTCAGCTCCACCTTCTTCTGTCATTTCTATTTCAACAGGTCCACCTTGGGTTTGTACTTCTTCAACTTTTTCTTTTACTGCTTCTTCAATCTCTGCTTCGCCTGGAAGCTCCACAGTCGTTTTTTGATTGGGCAAAGATTTATCTATTGTAGCCATTTGTTATTCTACCTTGATTTAAATAATGATTCAACACCTGATACTTCAATATCAGGGATTTGCATTATAGTCAATTCCATAATGCCTCCGTCTTTTTTCTTCTTACGTCCTAAAAACTCATCTAGATTAGAAACAGAACTACGTAATTCGTCAGCGTCTGTTCCAACTCCGTCAAAAACTTCTTCTAATTCTTCTAATTCTTTTACAGGCACTCCTTTTGTTGTCTCATCTGCGGTTACTTTAATTTCTGCTAAACCCCTTGTGTCTTGATCAGTCATAAACTCTACGTTTGAACTGCCTGTGCCTCTATCAAACTCAACTTTAATGTCTGGTCTATCTGGGTGAACATAAGTTTCTATTCTATTTCCTTCACCTATCTTCTTACCTTCACGCATAACTTTTCCAATTACCGCTTCGTAAAACTCAATACCTTTGTCAGCTACCGCCGCAATACCTTCTCTTACAGGTTCTTTCTGTAAGAATTTTAATTTACTCATCATTGGCATTGATGCCAAAACTCCAAGTGCTTTTAAAAAATCTCGTCTGTCCATTATGCTGATAGATCCATTTGTTCTTGTGCTTGCGCCAGGTAAGCTTCTCTCTCTTCATCTGACATGCCCGCTAGTTTTTCTTTTTCTGCTTGTAAGGCATTGTAACCCATTTTTCCTAAACCTAAAGCAGTAATTCCTGCTCCAACTGGAGTTAACATCGCGCCCACTCTGCCTAAACTTAACGCTTTGCCTAATGCTCCTGTAACACCTTTAGCACCAATTCTTTTTGCTGCTTCTGGATATAATAATTCTATACCCACCATAGGATCTACAGTTGCATCAACTATATTTTTTCCTTCGTCTAAATTCTCCTTTATTGTGGCGCCAGCGAATCCTGTCGCTGCCAATGGAGATGCAAGGGTACTTAACAAACCTTTTAATAATTTACCTGTACCTTGTCTTACTGTTTTACTTAATAAGGGTGCTGAAGCGATGGCCGCTGTTGGCATTGGATTGTCCGCTGCCCATTCAAGCATAGTTTTATTTGAAACAGGTTCTTCTGTTTTAGGATCTATAAAAGCTCCTGCTTCATCGCTGTATTTAATTGGTGTTTCAGATTCTGCTGCTTCTGACTCACTTGTTAAAAGTTTTGTAGCTCCTAATGTAGCTACTGTAGGAACAACAAATTTCTCTCCCGACTTTACTCCGGGAACTCTAGACTTAACTAAATCTTTTAAACCTTCTTCATCTCCTTTTAATGATAGTTTTACTGCTTTTTTTAAATTAGGTTGAGTTATTTTTTTAACATCTTGTGTAGGACCAGATGCAACAAACTTAATATACTCTGTCAAAGATTTATCTAAATTTTGTTTACTATCTATATTTACTTCTTTTAAATTTATTTCATCAATAAAATTATCTTTTAAATTATATTTAGGTAATTTTTTTCTATCTACAGTTTTTAATTTACTTGCTACATCGTCATAGATTTCATTAACTACTTTAATTGATTTTTTAGCCTCATCAACTTCACCAGCTTTTAAGGCGGCGTTTGCCGTACGTAAATTATTTTTTATAGTTTTATAGATATTATTTTTTGCTTTAGCACCTAAAACATTAAAATTAAAATCTTGTGTTGTAATTCCAACTTTAGATATTGCTTTAGGATCTTTTGCAATCGTGCCGGGTACAATACCTTGAAAATGTTCAAAACTTGGATACAAAGATTTAGGAATAGCTTTTCTATCTATAGCTCCTGATACGGTTGAAAAGTTAATTGCTTTTTTTAATCTTGCATCAACTTGTGCGGGAGTTAAATCTTTATAAAGATCAGGATCTAAATTCATCAAGTCTTGTTGTGCTTTTCTATATGCACCAAAACCTTTTATATTTTCTGGAGTAGTTCCTTTTGGTCTTACGCCTTTTACAGTTTCTTTAGAATCAATTTTACCTAATTTAGATTGTGTAAGATTATATCTATATAGTTGTGCGTGTTTTGCTTTTGTGATTTTATTATCATACGGCAAACCAGTAATTTCAGTTGCCATTTGAGAAAGTGTTTTCTTATTAAATCCTTTTTTAAAAATATTCTTTTCTTTATCTGTTAAAGATGAAGATTCGATTTTTGATCCTCCTTTGCCGCCTCCTGTTAAATTTAATTTTTTTTCTTTATTAACTTGATCAACTCTTTTTTTAATTGCATCATAGCTAGTGTTAAATTTTCTTCCTAGTTCTGCAAAATTAATTACAGAGTCTTTTGGTAAAGACTCTAAATATTTTAAAATTTGTTGACTTATTTTTAGACTTATGTTTGCAGCCATTATCTTTTCCTTGTAAACATTGTAGCGATACCACCTTTTTGATAACCAATGATACCACCATCTTTTTCTCCGCTACCGTAATCTTGTTTACTAGCTCCTGTATACTCTCCTGTAACAGGGTCATTTAAAGATGGGTCTAGTCCACCACCAGATCCATAATCTTGATAACCCATTCTATTTATCTCTTCTTGTGCTCTTGCTAAAGCTGCTCTTGTAGCTAATTTTTCTTCTAATTCCATTCTCTTGGCATATGCTATATCATTAGCTTTTTTTATTGCGTCCATTCCTTTATTTATAGAAGGTCTTCTTACGTAATTTTCAAATAGTGCTGCTCCTATTTTTGGACCAAATACACCTTGAATAGCTTTACTGATAGGTCCAAATAAACCAAGTCCTGCTGTTTGACCCCTGATATCTGCAAACTCATCTTCTTCTTCCACACCACCGCCTAATAAACCTGTTCCTGTTGGAGATAATAAATCTGCTCCAATGATACCTTGTAAATTACCTGTACCTGTAGGACCACCAGTTCTAAAATTAATTCTACCGCCGTCCGCTTTCATTCGTGGGTGCTTACCAGTTTTTTGTATTTCTAATATTTCTTCAAAAGTCTCATCACCAAAAAGTTTTATGTCTGGAAAAGTTTCTTGAATTTGTTTTTCTATAATGTCTGTGCTTGCTCTGGCGCCAGGGGATCTAAGAGCTTCTACCATCTCATCACCTTTACCTGGACCTTTGGCTTCGTCGTAAATTTTTTTAATGTCTTCACCAAAGTCTTGTGTACCACCCATGATAGGTTTCTCAGGATTTAAAGTTTTGCCTTCCATGTCTACAACTTTTGCAGACTCATCGGCTCGTTGTCTTGCTTCTTGTTTGATTTTGATAAGATCCAAACCTTCAGGATCTTTCTTCATCATCTTTTGATAACCTCTGATTAATCTATCTAATATGATTTGATAATTTTCTTGTGCTGCTTGTAATGCGCCTAGGCCAAATTTAATTTTGCTCATCAGTAATATTCTATTTCAGGTCTACGTTCCGCCTGTTCTTTTTCGTCTTCTGGATGCCCTATGAAACCTCCCTGTCTAAATCGCATCACCGCTTGAGTCATTGAATCCACTAAATCGTCATTGTCTCCATATGGAAACGCTGCACACTCTTCGATCACTTCTTCTGCAAATTTATCTTCAGGCGCCCATATCTGACCAGACTCAAATAATGGAGATACGGCGTTTACTCTAGCATGTTTATCGTTACCTTTGCTAGGAGTGAAATTTATAACAGGAATACCAAGTTTTCGCAACTCATATGTCAAAGGTAAACCAGAAGCTTTAGATTCTATAATAACTGTGTCAGGGTTCCAATATTTATATTGTTCTAGTGCTACTCTACGTAATTCAGGAAACTCTAGTCTTTCTTTCAATGCATCTAACAAGATTAGATTCGGTCCGCTGTCCTCTGATGGATAAAATACGCCCCAGGTTGTAATGGCAGAATAGTCAGCAGTTTCTTTTTTCATGAATGCTGTATCATAAGATTGTATGATATGTTGAAGTTGAGGCACATAACCTTTGTCCCAAACATTCCACCACTCACGTTTGATCAACGATCCTTCTTCCGCTGTTGGATCTTGCATCCACTGCGCGTTCCATTTACCCACGCTCAACGATGCTTTAACACCCTCTAACTCATCTAACTTCCAAAACTCTGGCCACAAAGATTTACCACTGGGTAAGATAGCTGGGAACTCTACAACTTCCCACTGATCTGATTTTAATTCTTTTTGATTTTTTAAAAGCATGCCGGTTAGATCTTTTGTATTCCATCTTGTCATAACCACAACAATAGAACCACCTGGTTGTAAACGTTGTCTTGGACCAGATGTGTACCAGTCATAAGCACGTTCCAATGCCTGCGCATTGAGGGCATCTTGTTCTGAATGCGGATCGTCGATAATAAGTAAGTCCGCTCCACGACCCGTTATGGCCGATCCAACACCGGCTGCATAATATTCACCGCCTTGTTCTGTTTCCCATTTACCAGCCGCTTGACTGTCCTCTCTTAATCTAGTTTTGAAAACGGTTTGGTATTCTGGGCTATCGATAAGTGTTTTAGCTTTTCGTCCAAAGCGGATCGCTAATTCAGTGGTGTGGGTCGTTTGAATTATTTTTAAATCAGGTTTACGTCCTACCATCCACGAGGGTAAGAGATAAGACGCAAACTCTGACTTTGTATGCCTAGGGGGCATATTGATGATTAACCGCTTACACTCGCCTTTTGCCAAACGGTTAAATTTTTCTGAAATTTTTTTGTGATGATCACCTTCTATGAATTCAGGCCAAACGTGTTTTACAAAAGAAAGGAAATCAGATTTGACTTTGTTTTCAGTTTTTTTCTGAGAGAGTTTTATGGCGTACTTCATAAACTCTTTTTTTACATCTGGTGGTAGCTTATCTATTACTTCTTGTTTCATAAAAATTTTTGCAGAATTTTTTTAGACTTCTGTTTTTCCCTCATTTAGTTTTTATAGCTGATCTATCTCTAAATCAAGGTATATAGGGTATGTCTTGGGACCCCTGTTTGACTTAGGGAGGGTGGGCCC